ATAGTTACAGGCATAGTTATTCCTTATTCGTACAAGATGTTGATTGAACCAGCATCGAATGTGTCTGTGCCGCCAGCGGTGGTAATTCTAATTGCAGTTAAAATGCCTGATAAAGCTACATTACCTGCTGACTGAAAAGCACCAATATTTGAAAAGCGTGTATTGCCATTCTGAACCCAAGCATTTGTAGCAGAATTTAATAAACAAAAAGTAAGTATTCCAGCGTGTTCTGTTGCGGCTGTAGTTGTTGTAACACCAAAACCAGCAGTAAAAGCAGTTGTTGTGCCTGTTCCTGATGTTATGTTGCTTAAATATCCGCTTGATGTGTAAGTTGGTGTTGCACCAGTACCAAGTTGTATAAATATATTATTTGTGCCATTAGTAGAAACACCAGCTAACATTACAGTAATTCGCCTTACCCCTGCTGGCAAACCAGTAAAGTCAATAGAAGTACCTGAAGTGGAAGCTACGGATGTGCCACTAACTAAAAGACCTACTGTGCCGTTAAATGTGGGCAAAGTAAGCGTAGTAGTACCTGCTACCGCTTGTTCTTGTAGCGTACAGCTTCCGCTTGTTGAGCCTAATAAAACAATAGACATATAATTTCCTTTTATAAAACGACCCAGCGGCTAGCGCTAGGGACGGTGACGGTAACACCGCCATTAATCGTGATAGGCCCGGTTGACATCGCATTTTTGCCTACAGGAATAGCATAAGTGGCGGTCACAGTTTGACCGTTTTCTACAAAAATCTGGTCGTTGCCCGCGCCTGTTGCGCCGCCGCCAATCTGTGTCCAGGTGTGAACAACGTAGGTGCCTACAGTTGAAGCGCTGCTGCCTGGGTCTGCCGCCATCACATAGCTAAACGACGTAGGGTCAATGTAAGTAACATTGTACGAACCGTTGTAGTTAGTAGGAATACAGCCGCTAAACGTAATGTAGTCCCCAGTAGACAATCCATGAGGCGCGGTGGTGGTCGCTACCGCCGTAGTAGCTGGGGATCCCGTATTAACTAAACTAGAAACCGTTTGCCCGGCAACAGAGATATTGCCTTCGTATTCGCCAACAGTAGTGTTAAACCGCAGCATCCCGTCTACAGGGGTTGTTGACCGTTCAGAGGTTAAACCCGCAGGGATCTGCATCTGCGTTACAGAGTTAAACACCACATTGCCGCTTGCTGAAAGGTCTGTAAACGAACCAGCCGCAGGGGTAATATTGCCAATTACAGCGCCGTTGATTGAGCCGCCTGTAACGATGACGTTACCAAAGTTAATGCCAATATTGATGTTATCTACAGTCCAAATCAACGCATCCGTAGCGTCCCGTAAAACAAATTTATACGCGTCGCTTGGCGTAAGCCATACATTTGCCTCGCCGCGGGAGTCTAAAATAACTGGGTTAGTATTGCTAACATTACCAGTAGAGTCTTGATAGGTAGCTAGAGGCGTAGAAGTGCCTGCGGCGTAGGTATATAGTTTACCTCCGACTAAAGGGACACCGCCAGCAGTAAAGAATTGCTGCTTCGGTGAGGGTGTTAAGGCTGTTGTCATAAGTTACCTCATAGCTTTCGTGCTAGTGTATCAGAAGGATATAAAAAAATCGCCATAATATTACAGGACAACCCAACGGCTGCCAGCCGGTACGGTCACGACGACACCCGAATTAATTGTGATTGGCCCAGAGGACATTGCGCTGTTTGTTGACCCGATGGTGTAGTTAGCACTGATGGTTCTATTGTTTTCCCACATACCAAAAGCGGTAATGTTAGACCCACCTGCGGCTGGCGCTTGCCAACTAGCGGTAGTTCCATTGGAAGTTAAAACGTAGGTGTTTAAGCCAATTCCTAGCCGTGTTGCGCTATTTGTACCATTGCCAAGGATTAAATCGCCTGTAGTTGTAATTGGGGATAAAGCGTTAAATGCTGCGCTAGCGGTAGTTTGCCCTGTACCACCATTGGCAATAGGTAAAGTGCCAGATACTTGGGTTGTAAGGCTAACACCTGACAATGTACCGCCTAGCGTTAAATTACCGCTAGAAGTGACCGTGCCTGTCAAAGTAATGCCATTGACTGTGCCAGTACCGCCTACAGAAGTCACCGTACCTTGTGGGTTAGCAGCCGTTGTAATGCCTGTTACACGCCCGTAGGTGTCTATTGTCACTACGGGGATAAGGGTAGCTGAACCAGTTGTGCCTGGCGTAGCAATCCCAGAAGCAAGGTCAATTACAGGCGTTACGCCGCCAGTGGAGGTAATACGCCCTGCGGTGCCGCTTACGGAGTTAACGTAAGTGCCAGCAGGTTGTTTGTTATTAAACGTATTCCAATCGATGCTAGTTAAATAGCCATTAGCGCTTGTGGTAGCCGCAGGCATACTAATGACGGGGTTTTGACCGCCAGACGACGCTACGGGCGCGGTTCCCGTAACACCAAGAACGCCTGTGTTGGCAATGGTTACGGCAGTTGAACCGTTGTATGAAGCGCCTGAAAGCCCTGTACCAATCGTCAACGCGTTAGTTGCGGTGGCTGTAATTGTGCCGCTAGCACCTAGCGCAACGGCTACGCCGTTAAAGGTTACTGAGCTGTTAGTTAGCTGGCTATTGGCAATGCTACCTAGGGTTCCCCCTAGTGTCAGGCTTCCTGAGCTAGTTACAGTGCCTGTCAAAGTGATGCCATTGACGCTTCCTGTACCACTTACGCTAGTTACGGTGCCTGTTGTGGGGGTTGCCCAAGAGGGTACGCCCGCAGCTAGAGTAAGAACTTGCCCGTTTGTGCCAGCGGCTAAAAAGACGGTGGTATTTATCGCAGATTGGTACGGCAACGAACCTATTAAACCGCCAGCTAGCCCAGCTGCGTAGCCTGTGGTGTTTTGGTTAAAGGTAGGCCAAGTAAACGTGCCAGTAGAAAAATCGCCCGAAGTTGGCGTACCTAGAATCGGGGTTACAAGCGTAGGAGTGTTGGCAAACACTAGCGCGCCAGTACCCGTTTCGTCAGTCATTGCTGCGCGAAGATTTGCAGAGGACGGCGTTGCAGCCCATGTGCCTACAGCCGCAACGGCAAAATCAATAGTGCCTACGGTAGTGATCGGGCCACCAGTTAAGCCTGCGCCAGTGGCTACCGAAGTAACCGTTCCGCTACCGCCGCCGCCGCCACCTGCGGTGGGAGGTTGGGGCGGTGGCCCAAGCTGTAAATCTTCTAAGGAAATTAGATTGCTACCAGAGCCTGAAAGGGTATAAAGGTTAAATAAAAAACGATACCATTCAGTTGATATAAGCCCTGTATCGGCGTTTACTAGCGGAACCCGCGGTGCGGGTATGGTAGTTAGATTACTAGGCATTTGTGCCGCTTAAAATCAATTCAGCACCCATAATGACTATTTTAGAAGGGTCGGTGCCTGAAATCTCATAGACGCGGTCACGAAGCTTAGTTGTCATGCCAAGACGACGCCAGATAGCCCGGCGGTAATATTCACCAATTTTGCCAACGGATACCCAATGCTCGTTTGACCAAGTATGGCCGCCATCATCTGACCAGCGAAGCATTACTTGTGGATCATTAGCTTGGCCTGTGTTTGTACCTACGCCTGCTTCGCAATCAAGCTGCAATGAGTGTTGTGCGGTGCGTTTTAGATTATTAGTGCCTGTAGGAAGCGCTCTCCATGAGCGTACCCATTTTTGAATAGCGCCATTGTCATCATAAACATTTAAATCAAAAGCGTATAAATTGCCGTTTACGTAGTCACCAACAATGGTTTGGCTTTGGTAGTTCATTTGGCAATTTGAACGATGGCGGGTAAAAAAGCCATTTTCAAAACCCGCACGTTCATGCCAGGCGCCTGTAGCTACGTCGAACACCCAAGTCTTATTAACCGTTGGAAATATCAAAACGTAGAACGCGTGGCCTTCTTGTTGGTATGTGTAGGCAATAGCGTTAGATACGTCGCCGTAGCTTTGAATAGCAAATTCAACCGCATGGGTGGATACCCGTTTGCCACGGTATCCTTCGCCGCGGTAAACGATGCCATACCCCCGAGGGTCATTGCCAAGCCAAAACAGCGTGTTATCGAGTTTTGCTACCGAGTAAGGGGCTAGGCACCCTAACTCGTTAAAAGCGCCTTGGATGCGCGCAAAAGGGAAATTGGCGGTACCCGCGTTGTACCAAACCTCAATGGTATCTGTGCCAAACACCCAAAGCTCGCGTTGATCTACGTTAATGGCCTGAACTAGATCGGGAGAACCTTCAGCGCTAGCAAACGCTAACGGCTCAATTATGGTGCCGTCAAATAGCTCTGTAACCCAAATCTTTTGGCTGTTTGGCTCATTAAACACAAAATAGCCATCTAAGTAGCCTACGGTTACCGCGCCAGGGAAATCTGGGTCAGTAATTTGTACAAAAGTGTTAGCAACCTCGTCATAGACGTATGCTTGAGGGTTAACGGCAAAAACAATTTGTGTACCGTTGTCTGCAATAGATACTGGGCCTGACCCAGCAATATTGCCTAATTTAGTAGGAAAATAGCCTTGGTCAATTTTAAAAACTTCGTTGCCTGACACAACGTAAGCGTCTGTGCCGTTAGTTTGATGCGACCATAGCGCGCGGATAGGGCCTTTGCCAATAGTGGCAAGTTTACGCAGCCCAGGCGCGCGGTTTAAGAAACCGTTTTCTTTGCCCGCATCAGGCGTAGGTTCTGGAAACAAATTCATCATTACGTTGTCCGCAGCATTGACGCTGCGGGCAACATAAGATTGCCCCAAAATATGCGACTTCATTAATAATTACCAGCAAAAATGTTATACCGCTGACGTGTAGCCACAATGCTGTATGGCAGGGACATAATATCGTCAGGATTATTGATGCGCTTAAGGTTGCGCTTAGAAGTCATAGCAATTCTAGCCACGTTAGCCGGTGGGTCAATACCAAATTCAGTAGCTATTTCACACGCTAAATTATATTTAAAGCACCTTAAATAGCCTGGGGGAAAGGTTAAATTAGTCGCTAAAACAGCGGGTGTAGTTAATTCATTTACAGAAACAATGTGAAATTCCAACAATTTAGTTGGAACTGGGTACACCGTCATAGTAATGTTGGGGTACTCCATGTTGACCCACATGACTTGTGGATAGGTCGAAGTAACCGTTTTAACAGCAATACCGTTGTATTGCTGTTGATTAATTAACTTAATACCAAACGAGATACCAGACTGGGGGTCGCGGAAATAAGACGAGTCATCGACCAAAATAGGGCGGTTGCCAACGGTGTCGCCAGTAGGCCCTAAAGTATGAACGTACGTGTTTGGCAGCCAAGATACGATTTGATCTTGGGTAGAAAAGACAGATAAACGCTCAGTATTCCAGGAATCAATCATTTGATTCAAGGCGTTAAGGGCATCATTGGAAGTATTAGAAGAAGGCGTTTCGCCCTCGGCAAGCATACCGATTAAACGTAATGCTGCGTTAATTTGATCCCCGGCGGTTGTCGCCATAGCCTACTCCTTACTGTGCGGTTTTACGACGTCTTTTTACTTCCAGTGTGTTAAC